AAAAAGGAGTCATAATGAGAATAAATAAAAATAATTTACTAGCATACTTTACAACCGACGAGTCAAAACTACCCGAGTCTTATGTAAAGGAGTCTAAAAACTTTTTAAAATATTCAAGAATTTTAAAATTTTTTAATAGCATAATAGATAATAAAAATGAACATTTTGAAAAGAGATATTATTGTATTAAAAAATATAATGAGTTAGCGACTCAATGTGGGTTGAAACCTAGACCAGAAAATAAAATTGAGACTTTCTAAATAAAAAAACTTTCTATCTTTCTATGAACCCGACGCCAGGAGCGTCGGGTTTTTTTTTCGGGTCGGGATAATCGGGTCGGGGGCCGCATTTTTATTATCAATGATAATAAAAAGACTATTTAATAATAATGTAATAATAACTATTGGAAAAAAATTCCAGGCGCTTCAATTTATTTTTTAATCGGCTGCGACTCATCTATTAATTATTATGGTAAATAATGGAATTAAATATTTACATTTAATTAAAAGTGTAGTATAACTATATATAGTTGATTCGATAACATAACAGAAAGAGAGAAAGCAATGAAACAACTACAAAAAATAAATAATAGTATTAAAAGACAATATGCTATTTTAAAAAAGTTAGAAGAAAAAGAAGACGTTATAAAATACAATAATACCCTAGATAATATTAGCAAGAGTAAAGAAAGTTTAAAAGGCATTATGATTGCTAATAAAGTAGGTCAGTTTAATATGGACTCTACTCTACAATGGATTATTAAAACTATTAAACCTAGAATAGTTAAACCCGAAGATGTAGGCAAAGTTATTAGAAAGGGTTATGAATCTTTAAAACTTGAAGTGAGGTCATAATGAGTAAAATAGATTTACAACAAGAAAGGGAGTCGCTTAAGTCGACTCTCTTTACTGAAGAAATAGAGAATGTAAAAAACGCCTTGTATATATTGCGTACTAACTTAGCAAAATTAGAAGACGCCTTCGATAGTGAAGACTGTCTAGACTTAGTTAATGAAATTAAATATATGCATATCAATAAGTCTGGAGGATTTCACGACTTTAATTCTTGTTTCTGGTACCTTCAAATATTAGAAGGGGTTATGAAAAATATTGAGAAAGGCGAAGGTGATATCTATGTATAAAGAAAGTATTTCAAAAATAGAAAGTAGACAGAAAAGGAAAAAAATATTCTTTACTGTTGTAGGATATGCGACGGCGATTCTTCTAGGATTCGTCGCTTGGGACTTGTTCTATTTCGCTAATACTCTAGAAATATTTACAGGAGTTTTAGTATATGGAATCAGTTTTATATTTGCGATGGTATCTATCTTTATAACTTACCTTATTTATTGTGAATTAAGTTAGGTACTTAAAGTCGGTGGCAAAAAGATAACGGACAATTTTTGCCACCCCCCACCCCCAATATTGGGGGGCTGCTGCGCACCCACCCGCCCACCCGCAGTGTTTCCGACATATAATTTGATATATTTAAAAATTCAGTTATAGTGGTCGGATGCAGAACTACAATGTTTCAGAGGACGTGCTCCGTGAAATTTTAGCCTTGGAAGAAGCAAAGAGAAAGCATGGACTAAGAGATAAAGCACAAAAAAACTTTATGAACTTTGTCAAACATTGTTACGATGGTTTTATTGAAGGGGCGCATCATAAAAAGGTGGCAAAGAAATTTGAACAGTTGGCCACGACCCCTGGTTCACGGATCATTATCAATATGCCACCCAGACATACGAAATCAGAATTTGCAAGTTACTTACTTCCTGCATGGTTAATTGGCAAGAAACCAGATTTAAAAATTATTCAGACTACACACACGGCAGAGCTTGCGGTACGCTTTGGACGTAAGGTGAGGAACCTTATGGAGTTGGAGGTATATCGAGATGTTTTCCCTGATGTGGAGTTGCGCTCGGATTCTAAAGCCGCTGGTCGTTGGGAGACTGGTGAAGGGGGCGAGTACTACGCAGCTGGAGTTGGAGGTGCGATTACTGGACGTGGAGCTGACTTACTTATTATTGATGATCCGCATTCAGAACAAGATGCCCTTTCTGAAACGGCGCTCGAAAATGCCTATGAGTGGTATACATCCGGTCCTCGTCAACGTTTACAACCTGGAGGGTCAATAGTTATTGTTATGACCCGTTGGTCATTAAAAGATTTGACTGGCAAATTGATAAAGGCACAAGCCGCAGACCCCCTATCGGATAAATGGGACGTGATAGAGTTTCCTGCAATATTGCCCAGTGATAATGTATTGTGGCCACAGTTCTGGAAAAAAGATGAGTTGTTAAAGGTCAAGGCATCGTTGTCTTTGAGCAAATGGAATGCGCAGTGGCAACAAAATCCTGTAGCCTCTGAGGGTGCGATTATAAAAAAAGAATGGTGGAACGTGTGGGAGAAGGAAGAGATTCCGATGTTGAGTTATATTATGCAAAGTTATGATACGGCGTTCAGTAAAAAAGAGACCGCGGATTATTCTGCAATTACGACGTGGGGAGTATTTCGACCGAATGAAGGAGAAGATGAGTTAGATGAACATTTGATATTACTGGATGCACAACGTGGACGATGGGATTTTCCTGAGTTGAAGGAGAAGGCAAAAGAGGAGTATAAGTACTGGGATCCAGATATGATTTTAATTGAGGCGAAGGCTACTGGTACACCGCTCACGGACGAATTGAGAAATATGGGAATACCTGTGGTGAACTATACACCGAGCAAGGGACGAGATAAACATACCCGTATGCATATGGTGGCACCGTTATTTGAGTCTGGTAAAGTGTGGGCGCCAATGAAAAGTTTTGCCGAAGAAGTGGTGGAGGAAGTGGCGGCATTTCCGAATGGCGATTATGATGATTACGTGGACAGTATGACAATGGCACTTATAAGATATCGTAAGGGTGGTTTCATAAGACTTGACAACGACCTTGAAGAAGAGGACAGTGTAAGGGTTAATTTTCGTCAATACTATTAGGAGAAAAGTATGGCACTTCCAATATTAGGTTCCGCAGTAGGTCTTGTAGGAGACTTAGCAGGTTCTTGGTTAAAGGGAAGAGTGGCAAAGCAACAAGCCGAAACAGAAGCTAAAGTAGCACAAGCAAAAGCAAAGGCGGTGGTATATGAAAAACAAGCGACTGGGGAATTGGACATGGAGCGCTCCCTCACGGAGCAGATGGGGGGTAGCTGGAAAGACGAGGCGTGGACGATTTTTTTTATTGCCGTACTTACTGCCTGCTTCTTACCGTGGACGCAAGAGTATGTTCGAGAAGGGTTCGTTTTTCTCGATACTTCTACTCCTGATTGGTTTGCTAATTGTATTTATATTAGTATAGCCGCAAGCTTTGGTTATCGTATTGGTAAAGCAGGGGTTAGTATGATTAATTCAGTAAAACGTGTTCCATCTCAACCAATGAAAAAAAGAAAGTAAAATATATGCATGAAAAAAAATTAAAAAGCGTTATAGCAGGATTAGAAAAAGCATCTAAACTACACAAGAAACAAGCAGGTATTCTTAAAAAAATGATGGTTACTAAAAATAAAAAAAAGACTGTAAGAAAGAAAGGATAACGTATGGCAGATAAAATTGATCCAAGTCAGATAGACAAGTCAATGCCAGCGATGGGCGAAGAGCTCGTTGTCGAAGGGGAAGAAGAGGAAGTAGAAGAGCCAGAAGAAGGAGAAGAGGACGGTCCAATTGAAGTGATTGAAGAAGAAGAGGACGGCTCTGTTGTCGTTAACTTCGAAGGAGCATCACAACAGATTATGGCACAGGAGCATGACTCTAATCTTGCAGAGATGGTAGACTCAAGAGTTTTAGAAGAAATTTCAAATGATTTAATCTCCGATTATGAAGGAGATAAAGAGAGTAGACAGGACTGGGAAAATGCATACGCAGAAGGACTAGAGCTGTTAGGTATAAAATACGAAGAGAGAGAAGAACCGTTTCGTGGTTCCTCTGGAGTAACACATCCATTAATATCTGAAGCCGTAACACAGTTTCAGGCACAAGCGTACAAAGAACTGTTACCATCAGGTGGGCCAGTACGAACACAGATTTTAGGTGCGGCAACTTCTGAAGTAGAAAGTCAGTCACAAAGAGTACAGGACTTTATGAATTATCAGATTGTACATGTTATGGAAGAGTACGATCCTGAACTAGACCGATTATTATTTTATCTACCCTTATCAGGTAGTGCGTTTAAAAAAGTATACTTTGATGAAACACTCGACAGAGCGGTATCTCGTTTTGTACCTGCGGATGATTTGATTGTTCCGTATAATGCAACCGATTTAAATTCTGCTACGAGAGTAACACACGTGTTGCGTGTTTCTGGTAACGAGATAAAAATTCATCAGGCAACTGGTTTTTATAGAGATGTAGAGTTACAACCATACTCTCAAGAAGATGAAGTAAAAGATAAAGAAAGAGAACTCAGTGGTGTAGAAAAAAATGGAAGTGATGAAGACTACACGTTGCTAGAAGTACATACTAATTTAGACCTAGAAGGGTTTGAACATAAAAGTCCTATTGATGGAGAACCAACAGGAATTAAACTTCCCTATATTGTAATACTTGATTTGGAAAGTGGTCAGATATTATCTATTCGTAGAAACTATAAAGAGGGTGATGAATATTTTAAAAAGATCCAATACTTTTCACATTATAAATTTTTACCAGGACTTGGGTTTTACGGTTTTGGATTATTACATATGATTGGTGGACTTGGACGATCTGCCACTTCTATATTACGACAGTTAATTGATGCAGGTACCCTAGCTAATTTACCCGCTGGATTTAAAGCAAGAGGTATACGAATAAGAGATTCCGACGAACCTTTATCGCCCGGAGAGTTTAGAGATATTGATGTTCCTGGTGGAGCACTCAAAGAGAGCATCCTGCCCTTACCCTATAAAGAGCCAAGCCAAACATTAATGTCTCTACTTGGTTTTGTGGTAGATGCAGGTCGTAGATTTGCAGCGATTGCCGATATGCAAACAGGAGAGAATAAACAAAATGCCGCAGTGGGTACAACGATTGCGTTACTTGAGCGTGGCTCAAGAGTGATGTCTGCTATTCACAAAAGAATGCACTATGCACAAAAACAAGAGTTTAGAATGTTAGCAAAAGTATTTGGCGAGTCTTTACCACCTGCATATCCGTATAATGTTTTTGGTGCAGAAGCGATGATAAAACAAATGGACTTTGATGATAGAGTTGATGTTGTTCCTGTATCCGATCCTAATATATTTTCTATGTCTCAGAGAATGGCATTAGCGCAAACTCAATTACAGTTAGCACAATCTAATCCAGGATTACATAACTTGTATGAAGCGTATAAAAGAATGTATGAAGCGGTGGGTGTTCAAAACATCGAAGCAATCTTACCACCTCCTCAACCACCAATGCCAACAGACCCTGCTATAGAAAATGCAAGAGCAATTGCAGGTCAAAACATTCAAGCGTTTCAAGAACAAGATCACGATGCACATATGGCATCTCACATAAGTTTTATGAAAACACCCGTTGTTGCGAGTAGTCCACAGATTTTTGCCTTGCTTTTAGCTCATATTTGTGAGCATATTGCTTTTAAGGCAAGAGGTGTTGCAATGATGGAAGCTATGACAATGGCACAACAGGCACAACAAGCTGGCCAACCCGAACCTATGGTTGATGGTGAAGCAAAAGTTGCCCAGTACATATCTCAATACACTGAGGAAGTACTGGCACTTTTTGCTCCTCCACAACAAGGTCCCGATCCACTTGTTGCTTTAAGAGAGAAAGAGTTAAACATTCAAACTATGGATATGCAAAGAAAAGCTATGGAGTTTGATGCTAGAATGCAGTTCGAAGAGAACAGAGAAG